TAGCTGCACACCACCTGCGTACTGGAGAAAGTAGGAACGAAACTGGTCGCGCACATAGTGTTCGCGCAGGTCTTGGCCTTTGGTGGCTTACGCTTCTGAATGCCGGAAGCCTTGATCACACACCACCTCCAGACTGTCCAGATAGCGGCTGGGCCTGACACCCAGCCTCCAGAAGAGTGACGTAGCAGATGAGTACCTGGATGAGGGCCTGGATCATCTTCATCAGTAACGCCCTCCCCAATTGTCCTTCTGCGTCCACCGCACCTGGTGCTCGGCGCCGAACGCGAAAATCCATTCGATCAACTCGGCGCACTTGCTCACGCTCAGCTTGCTGGTGCGCTCGTACAGGACGTCGATGCCCTTCCCGTCGATAGCTGGGATCATCTGGATAGTCTCGCCGCTCTCACGCAGCCAGGCAGCGGTGCAAAGACGTTTCCAAACGGTCACATCCCATTTGCGGCCGGCGTGCTCAACCTGACGAGCGATGTCGGCCAACATGGCGTGGAGCTTCTTGTTCTGCTCGCCGTTACGGTCGGGTTCCTTGATCACGATCAGCTTCGGCTTCGTGAAGTCGGTTGCGTGGAGAATCCCCATCAAGCGGCTGGTGTCGTCGCGGCTTCGCATCAGGACTTCGGTCATGACTTCACCTTCACGCCGGCAGCTTCGATAGCCAGGTAGCAGGCATTACGCATGCGGATGACCGCGCAGTGCCCATCCAAGAAGCTGTCATCAATGGCGTCTTCAGGCGGCTCGGGCACCTTAGGCACTGGCGGCATGGCGACTGCGAGCGAATCACGGCAAGCCTGCCACACAACCCAGCGCTCGACGTGAGCCTCGTAGGTCGCAACAGTTGATTGGCGCAGCTCGGTCAGCACGTAGCGCAAGGTTTCAGGGTTCCAGGTGACGCCGGCAGGAACGGGGAATTTGATTTCGAATTGGCTGCGGCTGGTCATTGCGCGATCCCTTTCAGAAGAGACTGGAGCTGCTTGAGTTTGCCGAGCGCTTCCGCATTGCTCTCTTGCTCGGCGGCCACTGAGAGAGCGACCTCCTCGATGCGGGCTGCCATCTTTTTCATGCGCGTGCCGACCTCATCAGAAAGACTGATCACCTCTGCCGATAGGCTGGCCAGCGCATCAAGCGCGCCGACTTCCGGCTTTTTGATGGAAACGACGGTGTCATTGGCGACTTTCGGCATGGTCTGTTCCTTGATCGGTTTTGTGGAAAGCGCATCGCGCTGGAACTTACCGCCTACGGGTTCGCGGATGATTCCGGCGTCCTTCAGCTCGCCCAAGGCGCGGCGGATGGCGTGATCGGATGCGGCAGTTGCACTTGCTGCGAGTGCTGCGCCACGGATTTCGTGGGTGCTCCAGCACTCCTGGATCGGAACGAAGCCGAACACCTTTTGGGCGATTGACGACTGCCCTGCGAGTAGCTGCTGTTGGCGTGATTCAGAAATGGCCATCAGGACGCCCTCCGCTTCTGAAGCTCTTCAATAGCCGCCATGTGCTTGATCACGCGCTTGTTCAGGTCGCGACGTTCCCGGCGGCGACGGTGAGCCTCGACCAGCTGGCGTTTGGTGTTTTGCAGGTGCATGGCCTGCTTCAGTTCGCGGATTTTCTGAGCGACGGTTGCTGATGGCGTTGCAACTGTCCCAGTGAGCAGGCCCGCGATAGCGCGACCGTCTTCGGTGACTGGCGCGTGGCTCATGTCAGCGATCAGCAGATGTGCACGCTCTTGCGGGATACGCTGCAGCTCGGCGGCTTTGTTGATTGCTGCCACGCGCCGGCCAGCGTCGAACCCGAGCGATACGTGCCAGTTCACCGCCTGAGCGTTGGTGCGAGCCTCTGTGACGAACCGGTCATAAGCGCTGATGAACGCCATCCGCGCGCCGATCTTGTCGCCGGCATCCAGCACTGGGCGTGCAGCATCCAGGGCCAATTGGATTTCGTCGGTCATCACGACGGTGTCGAATTCATCGTTTGAGGCCAGCGCGATCGCCCATGCCTCATCGCGACCCGGGCGGCCGTCCTTCACCTCGATACGCTGCAGAATCGCTTGAAGCGAAAGCTTCCCAGCCACTTGGCGACGGCAAGCCTGCAGCGCATCGATCAGGGTGCCGACATCGTAGATCTCAAGGTCGTTGGCGATCATGGCGGCGGCGGTGGCTGACAGTGTCGAGCCCATGGCCTCGGCGGTGGCGCACAGCGCGTCAACCAGGCCCAGCTTATCGGCGGAGGAAAGCATTCTGGACGCCCCCGTTCAGGATGATCGCCTTGGCCTGTTCGGCGGCGTTCATGTTGGCCTGGGTGTTCTCCATCTGGCGGGCCGTAGTCCCGTTCATCTGGGTTTTGGTAGACCACTGGGTGTGGTACGCCTCGGCCTTGGCGATCAGGTTGGTCAGGCTGTGGCAGTCGTTGATCAGACGGGCATCGTTGATGGTCAGGTAGTACGCGGCGACGCTATGGGCGACATCGATGCCGAGACGGTCAACCAGCTTGCCGAGGATTCCGCCAGCAGCGGCGTTCCAGACCGGCCAGCACTGGTAGCGCTTGCGGTAAGCCATGGCATAGTTCGCCCAGGCCTTGAAGGTTTTGCAGGTCTGGTCTTTTGGGCCAGGCATATCGGCAGGGATCTCGACACGGGGAGCGTCGGGGCGATCAACCACAAGCACCAAACTCCCGGACTGGGTCGGCAGCGCCGCACCCTCCGGCAAGTCCTGACTTGTACCCTGATTGGTATCCTGATGATTGGTATCCTGATTTGTCGGAGATTTTTCCGACCCTTGCTCGGATTTTTTTCCGACCTTGCTCGGAGATTTTTCCGAGGTAGATCGGATTTTTTTCCGACCTTCGTTTTTAGGTGGGGTCGGATATTTTTCCGACCCATCGAGTTTCTGATTCCACTCGGCAGCTTTCGCGGTCAGGCGAAAAAGCGTGATGTTCGAAGTGCTCGACAGCTCGATCAAACCTGCTTCGTCCAGGGCCTTCAGCATGCGGTAGGCAGTGTCAGGTTTGTCAGTGAGCAGCGGCAGCTCTTCGACGATCTTCGCCTTGCTCAGCGCAAAGAAAACGCCGTCGGAAGTGGTAACCGGCTTGGTCCAGCTCGGGCAACCGTAGACAAAGGCGAACAGCAGGGCTTGCTGAGAATTCAGCCCCCACTCCAGCGCCTTCACCTGGTTGATGGTTACGGTGAATTGCATATCAAGCCTTCCCGACCAATTTGGCCAATTCGAGGAAGCGATCGACGTACCAGTGAGGCTGCGTTTCGCGGGGGGATTGAGGGCTGGTCAGGTTCTTGCCGTAGGCGAGGCCCTTATCAGTGACGGACCAGAACTCGACCGTCTTCTGCTTGGAGTTCTTGCGGGTCATGGCCTTTAGGTAGCCATGGGCAGCCAGCGCCCGGTTGAATGCGGCGGCGGCGCTGGCAATGGCGTTGTCTTTGATCAGTGCGGTGATGGCCTTGGTGGGCATAGAGCTGCCACCGGTGGCGTCTGGCGCGGCATCGACGGCGTAGCCTGGGAGAAACTTCGGATCGAGGCCATTGTTCTCGGCGATCTTCGAAAGCATCAGCAGCTGGCTGGATGGCGCTGGCTTCAGCAGGCGCGTGAAGCATTCCATGATGGCGAGTTCGCCGACGACCTTCGTGCCGTTGGCCAGGACAGACTGGCGCGCCTCAGACTGGCCTTCAAGTTCACGCCACCGACGGATGACCGCGCGGCGCATCTTTGCGCTGTACCCGGTCAGCAGGGTGTCAGTGAGCTCGCGATCCAGCAGATACTCGACCTGCTCACGCTTGTAGCCGTCCAAATAGATGTGCTCAAAGCTGAGCACATCTTCTTCAAGGTCGGTGAGCATGGAGACGATGTCGCGTTTCACATTGTTGTGACGCTTGGCCGTGACGTTTGCGATTTCACGCGACGACATCGTGCGCGCCACGTTTTCGTGATTCGCAAAATGTGGCGCGGGATTATTGAGGGCCTGTACATGCGAATTAGGTGTGTGCATAATCAGCTCCAGAACGTTGTGCAAAACGCTGTAGAAAAAGCCACCCTGCCCGGTGGCTTTTTTGTGTCTGCGATTTATGTGTCTTCACTTTTCAGGCCCTCATCAGGCTTGGCTTTCGCTGGTTTGTAAGCTCGCCGGAATGGCTGAACGGTTCCTGACATCGTCTTCGGCCTTGTCCTGGCCACGATGTGCCGCTCGATCAATTCCTTTGCCAGTTGCTGCGGTGAAATCCCGAGCTCGGCTGCTGCCTGCTCAAGGAATTGGATGTCTTCAACATCCGCGAGCTGTCGCAAAGACAGATCGCTTTGGGTCTCAGGCATATGGCCTCCATTGCGGGCCTTCAGGCCATGTCTTGAACACGGGTAAGCTCATCCCTCATCTGCTGGATTGCAGCTTTCAGAATTTCCCGGGCCAAAACGGCTTTCTGGGTGCCGTGGATCTTTGCGAGCGACCGCAGATAGTTGTCGTACTCGTCGCTCAGGCGGACTTTCGTTTCGTTGTGATTCAGGTGCTTCGGGTCTTCGTACATGCAGGTATTTCCTTTGTGGCTGATGAAGTGGTTAGGCGGCAGATTTCTGGACTGCTTCAAGCAGAAGGGCTTCAATTGCCTTTCCGGTTTCGTAGCGAACTCCGGCCCCTTTGCTTGCGCGATGGATCGTCGGCTGGGTTGTACCGATCCGATCAGCGACGGCTTTTTGGGAAAAGCCGTACGCGAACAGGCTGTTCAGCATTTCTTGTACGGTCATAGGGGCCTCCAATTCGGCAGCGTATTGGCCTCATGATACGCAGGCGTATTAGAACAGGCAATACACTTGCGCAATACGTTTTCTTATTGGTGAGCAATGCACATCGGAGATCGGATCTTTTCCGAAATGAACGCGAAGGGATGGAGCGAGGGTGAGCTTGCGCGTCAGGCGGGGGTTACTCAGCCGACTGTGCACCGCATCATTACTGGTGAATCGAAGTCGCCCAAGCGGGACAATGTCGAGAAGATAGCCAAAGCGCTAAGGGTGCCCAGCAAATGGTTGTGGGATGGCGGTCCACGCCCTGATCTAGTGGGGGTTTTTGATGCCAATGTCGAACCCGCCAGTGGGCCAACCAGGTATCACGAGTATCCCGAAATCAGTTGGGTGCAAGCTGGAACAGCCACGGAGGCTCTGGAGTTGTCAAACCTCGCTCAATGCGAAGTCCATCCTTCTGACGCATGGGCTGGACCGAACGGCTTCTGGCTGAAGGTGAAAGGGCCCTCAATGACATCAACCAATGGAATGTCTTTCCCTGAGGGCATGGTGATCCTGGTAGCGCCTGGCTTCGACGTAGAAAACGGCCAATACGTTGTGGCCAAGATGGTCGATACCAACGAAGCCACGTTCAAGCAATTTGTATGGGACTCCGGTCGCGCATACCTAAAACCGCTGAACTCAGCCTTCCCCACCGTCGAGGTGGACGGAGAGTGGTTGATCGTCGGCAAGGTTGTAGACGCCAAGTGGCCGAGGTCGGTACTGGCTTGAAAAAACTATAGGGTTTTCTTTGTATCAATTTCAAGGGATTGACCATGCTGCAAATTTTAGCAAGTGACTCGTTTCTAGGCACCTTGCGGGATGCTGCCCCCGCAGGGGAAAGTGTACTGTTCCGGGGGAAAATACAGATCGGTGAGGTTGCTGCAAGGTGCTACATCAAGCCATTTGCCACTCTCGTTGGTCTTCCAAATGGAAGCAGTGCAGAGAACCGATCAGTTATTAGTGAGGCGTTAGGCTACTGTCTTGCGCGGACCTGCGGTTTCGAAGTTGCTAGTCGGGCTGGGGCAATCGTTCTTACCGCTGAGCAGCTTCCTGAATCGGTTCTTGCAAAACTCGCAACTCAAGACGCGACCGGTAAATCACAGGATGAATATCTTGCTTGGTTTTCTGAAGACATGCGGCTTGACGCCCTTATGGTGGAATGCCCATCAGATGCCCCCGACTTGGTACAGCAAAGAAACCGGGCACGAATTGCCATCGACCTCTCATCCAACAAGACTTCACCTCGGATAGTCTCATTCGATGAGTGGGTTGAGAACAGCGATCGTCATCTGGGTAATCTTTTGGGTTCTCCTTCGGCCAATCTGCTACTGATAGATCATGGACGAATTTTCAGGACACCTACGTGGTCGCCGGACGCCCTCGAATCAAGCCCCCTCCCGGTGCGAAATGCTCTTGTTGAC